TCTCGCTCTACAAACCATTGAAAACCTCGATGTGAACATCACTATGGCACCAAGTGTAGGTAGAGAGACAGAAACATGAATATAACATTAATTATGCTTCTGCGAAAGCAAGGATAGACGTGTTAATCACTGACGCACACCTAGTAAGGTGTGCATGTGGCGATTGACATCTTGTGCCGTATGTCGTTCCGTATCCTCTTCAGTGTTGGTCAAATTGCCATCAAGGCCAAACATTCTGTTTGTTGTGTTTCCAACAGCTGCTGCTTTCATTTGCGTTAGCGCTTCACGAGCACGTATTGGCGTACGTGATGTAACCTCGTAAAAATCAAACGCGTACTGACTTAAGCTCATATCAGTCAGGTTTCTTTGAAGGCCATAGCGAGGCATATAACTGCGATCGCTATTTCTCATCTTGATATAAGCTTCCGCTAGATCGCTAAAATGTGCCATTATTTGCCGCAATGTTGGTTTGGCATTAGCAATGACAGGCTCTAGCGGATATTCGACTTGGTCCGCACCATCCATCATAGTCCAATTGCCTGTGAGTTTGTGTGAAGTTCCGTTTTCAATACACCAAACCATCAAGCCATCCATGAGTATTTGCAACTGCTCGTCTGACACGTCATATGCTTCTTGAACTGCTGTGACCCATGCGGTGAATTGTGCATGACTAGCTCTCTTGTTAGAGATATCACTTTGTTCAGGTTTGTAAGCCAGCAAAAAGTCAAGATTGACTATCTTTTTCTGTTTCGACTTTGGCAAGTTCATTTTCTTTGCTGTCATTTGCACCCTCGGAACACTAAACGTGCCGCTAGTGCCAACATTGACATCCCTGTCTTTTCTCGACTCAATGGCTTGCTTCTCCTGGGGTGTGGCTGAGTCACTGATCTTTTTGTCTTTCTTATCTTTTTGATCCCCAGCGTTAATTTGTGATTCGCCTGGCGTTCCACTTTGGAGCGTTATCGACTCATCCTCATGCTCAGCAAATTCTGAACCAAAGCATGTGACATACCTGAGTAGTTCTTCCTCACTAGCCCTGTGTCCTGTGTATAGGTGCCTTAAGGCTGTCTCGGCTAAATATGGAGCACAACCAGCTTGGGCAAGTTGCTTATACGGGGCCTGTTCTAGAACCCACGCATAGAACTTGCGAATTTCATGAGTTAACTCCGTATAGCCCCATGATTCAATTATGGCAGCACATATGGCTTCGAGACGATGCGTCGGCTCGCTCGACCTATCCCACTCGAGTATAGACACAATTCTCTCCGGTTCGAGCTTTGGAATGAGCATCCCATCGTGATGCAATGCTCGATGTGACATAAACCACAGTTGGGTCTTGTCACTTGTCGTGTTGCTGAAGTCATATTTCAGACCAAGTTGGCGAAAGTACCCAGAAAACTGAGATAGCCGATCAGCATAGAGTGGATTGATTGCTATCAGCAAATCATCCCCATTCACAAAGAATATACACTCAGAGATTGGGACTTCACATGACATAAGGGTGTAATACATGGCGAGAATCACCATCAGTGTGTTGTCGACAACAGTGGATGGCTGCCC